CTCCAGCAGATATGAAACTTATAGAGCCACAAGAAGGACACTTAAGAGTCATAACTAAAAAAGCATATGCAAAGTAAAGAAAATACAGGCCAGGGATATTAAGACAACTTGTCTTTCCCTTAGTATTTGAAGCTCCGCCCCTTGGCTATCAATAATATCCAAGGCAGATGTAACTATCTCTTCCTTGGTGGAAGACATAGAGATGTTGTGTTTCACTTTAATAAAAAGTTTCTGGGACTTTTGGAGCCACTATGAGGACTCCATTAAACACTAAGTGCGCTTAAAGGAATCGTCAAGATTTGGGCCAAGGATAATTAGGCTTTGAAGCAATAGAAAGAAAAAAAAGAAGAGAGGCTAAATCAATAGCCTCCTTTGGTTGGTTATTCAGCAAAAGCAACATCAAAAAACTTTTGAAAGTCTTCTTGCTCTCCTGTTAATAGTTTTTCTGCTTTCTGTTGACACTCTCTTTGCACTTTGGCTTTGTAATAAATACCAAATTGGTCTAATTGTTCTTCTGATAATTCCACCAATTCTGAGGATTTATCTTCAGTTGGTGCAGTAACAGACATTACCATTGTGCAAATAAGACGGTCTTTAGCTGCTTTAAGTTCTTTAAGGTTCATAAGTAATTAAATCAGTTGTAAAAGGCTTATTAAATAAGCCTGTGGAACCTCTATAAGAGGCTCCATAGGATCATTTAGTTAGGAAGCAACAAGAAAAGCATCTAAAGGTTTTTCTTGCCTATAGCTGAAATGATTTTCTTCTTTATCTTGTGGAAGAACTATTGCTATTCCTGGGTCTTCTTGTAATAAGAAGAGATGAATAGGAACATTATTCTCTTTAAGAAAAACAGCTAATTCTTTATGAATAGAATCAGGTAAATCAACTGCATCATCATAATCAGCACTATTTAAAACATTTTGAGAGTAAAAAAAGACTGATCTAGTACCGGATGAATCTACCCAGTGCAAACGCCCTCTTTTACTTCCTGGTTTTAAATTAGTTTGATTGAATTTCTCAACCCATGAATCATGTGGTCTTGAAATTCCATCCTTACCAGTAGAACCAATAATAAGCACTTTTGGATAAGGCTTAGTTCTTAGAGTTCTTACTACGTGATGCAACTCCCATGACAAACCCTCAGACTCACATCTTTGGATAGAAGAAGCAGCTCTTTTAAGAACTTCTTCTTTTGTTTTGCCATAGGTAGTGCCTCTACCGGCTACTACTTCCCATCCTTCCTCTGTTAAAGGTTTTTTAGTCATGTGTAGTAAATCAGTTGGAACAGGCTCAGAGAAGAGCCTATAAAAGGCCCATATAGAGCCCTTTAAAGGATCATCTTGTTTAGATCTCGTTAAAGATCCAGGCATCAGCTTCATAAGCTTGAGCTGCTTCATATTCTTTATCGGATAAGTTCCGATAATCCTTTTCTAATTGCTTTTGGTATTCCTCAGGAGAAGAACCATAAGCTCGGAATAGTTGCTTTTCGTTCATGTTTATGAAAGATAAAAGTGGAATAATCACCAGCTAAAAGCCAGCTAAGATAAATAGGAGGAAGAGAAAAACTAGCATCGTCTAAAACATCTACGCACTCAGCATTACTAAGTTTTAAATGTTCTAATGTTTCTGCTATTTTTTTTTCTTCTCCTTCTTCCAAAGAATCAGCTACACCATTGACCAAAAAACTTGACCAGGGACTAGGTAGCTTCTCTTCTATGACCTCATAAGAAGTGCCTGTCGCATCCTTAATGATTTGATTAGTCATTAGTTTAATTCAGTTGTAAACGGGTTAAAAATAACCCTGTGGAACCTCCCTTAAGAGGCTCCATAGGATCATCTATCCCCAAACATTTCCGTAATTACCATTAGATCTAGCAGCAACAAATTCAACTAAGTCATTGTTGCTCCTATTCCCTACAGTTGGATTTAATAGGTCGATGTAGTCATAGACATCTTCATAGCCAGTATCTTCAAAGACTTTTAAAGCATCAGCCATTAAACAATTTTCACGATGTCCAAAGCCAAAGTCTTCTGCCTTATGTACTGGAGCTATATACCTATAAGCTCCTAGTCTGTCGATGCTATAACCAATAAAATCTAGGTAGAAGTCAAAAGGATTATTATCCTGTCTTCTTCCCCTAGGAAAGTTATTAGACCAATCGTAGAAAGTACGAATAGCTTTAAACTTTTCAGGATAAGCATCTAAAGAATTAAGTTTCATTTTTAAAGGTTCGGTTGTAAAAGGCTTATTAGATAAGCCTATAGAAGGCCCTAAGGCCCTCTAGAGGATCATCTATAATCAAGAATTAATAAGAGACTTAATCTCTTCTAATCCTTTGCCTGGAATCTCTTGATAAATCCAAGCAGTGCCATATCTATAGGGCTTGCCATTATGCAAGTAACTTTCATCAACTAATAATCCTGCTTTCTCTAATTCTTTACAGCGATAAGAATAATTATCACTAAAAGAATTAAGTTCATCAGCTGTTGGATTTAATTGCTTAACAAAAGCTTCTTGCTTTGGACTCCCTGCATTTAGCTCATTATTATGGTAATTTTTCCAAACTGAATAAATCTTTCTCCATGTGACATTATTTGGAAGATGTTTGTTTATTTCATCTTCACATTGACCACCACAAAGAATGTTCGATTTAATCCGGTTCCAAATATTTCCATAAATGCCAAAAGTAGGCTTGTTGTCCTTGGTTTCATCAAGCTCTAAATAGACTTCAACTAAATTTTCCTTGCGGCCAATTCCGTCTAAGTCTATTTTTCCAAGACTAATAGTCTTTTCCATAAGTTTTAAAGGTTCTGGGTTTAAAGGGTAATAAATACCCTGTGGAACCCCTTAGGGCTCCATAGGATAGTCAATTAGATCTCTTTGATCTGAACTAAAGAGTACTCAAGTTCTTCTTGGTCTGATCTTTCTTTCTCTGAAATAGAGTATGGAGAATGATCTACAAACCATTGAACTCTTTCTTCTACTTTCTCAGTTATCCAGTCTTGCATCTCATCAAATAGATCAAATGTTTTAACAACTGGATTAGGGTCTAAAGAATCACAAGCATAGGTAACTTGATAAGTTCTTTCCATTTAATTGGATAGGTTCTGGGACTAATCACCAGCATTACCAGTGATTAATTTAATTATAAACCTACTTAGTGCTTTATCAATCCTTCCTAGTGTTCTCTGTATCATTTATTACTAGCTAACCTTCACTTCTTCCTTCACTCCCCTTTAATAGCCCTATTGTTTCATTCTATTAAGCTATGGTTGATTTGTTGAAAGGGTGGCGGACCGATTAAACCAAAACATAGGTACAAATACCTAGAAATCATCAATAAATGCCCGTTTCCGGTACCTACTGGATTATAAGTCCAGTTGAAACCTAGTTATATCAATAGTTTAGAAGAAAAGAGTCGTTAAATAGTTAAAAAAAGACTATACAAGGGGGAATTTTTAATTTTCTCTATATGCGATACCCCTTCAGATTTTTTCGCCAAAACAAAGGGAGTCCAACAGCGTGTAAAAAAGGTCAAAACCCACCAACCAACCCCTTTAGAAAGTTACCAAAGCAGCCCAGATGTGCGATGGAGGTTGTCTAAAGCCTGACCTTAGAGGTAGAGGTTTAGCTCTACCATGGGGTAACTATAGGACTGTTATAGGATAAAGCTATAAGAGGTTATAGGTATATCTATAGGATAGTTATAGGAGGGCTATAGGTTG